TCGCTTTGACTTACGAAGGCGGTTTGTGTTCTTATCCAGTTTGTTTCATTTAGTTCAAAAAATATACCCCCAATTATTTCAGCCGCCAAGCAAAAATAAAAGGGGGTAGTAACGCATTGCTTGGCTATACAAATATACGTTTGTATTTCCAAAGGTTGCCTGCAAAGTTTTCAGTTTCTAATTGTTCAAATCAACATCAACGTCCTTCATCGATTCAAGAAACGTATTGATGTCTTTCTTTACGCAAGGCGGACACGTTGAACGCTCGTTGAACGCACCTGTGGCCTTGTCCTTGAAAGAATAGAACTTCAACATATCTTTCTGCTCAAGACGTCCTTGCGCTTTCATATCGAGAAGGAAACGTTTGAACTCTATTTGTTCGTCCATTGACAAGACACCGTTCCATTTTGACGCTGGACAAGATGCGAAGGCTAACTTTGCTTTGATAGGCATCACACAGCCGCACAACTTAATCGACTTCTTGCGGAACAACACTTCGGTTTCTACTTCGTCGCCAACGATCAATGGGCCACAGCTTTGCGTTGAAGGTTCGAAGAATTTACAGGTGCGACAAATTTCAAGTCGTCTTTTGTACTCGTTACTTTTTGCGAATAACATTTGCTCTTATTTTAGTTTTTATAGAATCGATTGTGCGGTAAAGAAAGACCGTTGGTATACCGGTCTGTTTAGAAAATTCTCGGTAGGTGAAACCTTCGAAGATATATTCCTGAAAGATAAGACGTTCGAACTCGGTTAGTCGACTGATAAGAATATCGAGTTGCTCGTTTGTCATGCGTGCGCCGAGCCAAGTCTTGTCGACTTCGTGAGCGTAGTCTTTAAAGTCACGACGGTTTCTGTTCCAAGCAATCGTTTGGCGGTAGAAAGGCGACGTTGGACTATTGACGGCAAGATACATAACGCGAATAAGATAAAACTCAAAGTCGCCTGTGTCGATTAGGTTCTCTATATGCTTACTTCCAAACATAGACAACAAAGAATCGTGAAGTAAGTCTTCATAGTAATCTTCACCTCGCGAAATGTTTTTCGCAAGTTCTTTGAATTTCTTATAGTGTCCTTCTATGTATTTGTCAAGTGTCACTCATTAAAATATTCGTCGATTACTTTGATTGCTTCCTCGTTACCCTTACAAATATAGGAACAATACCCCCTGTTTCTTAATTGTTCCTGCCAACGCTTCTGCTCAGGTGATGCGACACCACCCTTTTCTTTCTTCATCTCTATTGCAAGACCGAAGAACGATCCGCGTGGTTCGTAAATGAATAGGTCGGGAAAACCTTTAACGTAACCGGTACGCTTCATCTTAACCGCTTGCAAGTAACTCGTTCGCATACCACCTGCGGAAGCGCAATACAAAGCGTCAGGATATGCTAAACGAAGGTATTTTATTACTATTTCTTGTTGGTTCGATTCAGATTCGGGCGTTGCTTTACGCTTTACAACACTTTTTTTATACGTTTTCTTAAAAGTTTTCACGTTCATTTTCAATCAGTTAGAAATTATTTTCAATTTATTTTCATTTTTTTGTTGTGTATTCAAAAGTTTAGCATATATTTGTCAAACAATTAACAACAACACCAAAGATAAACAAAAACAAAACAACGATGGAAACATTAACAGTACACAGCAGATTATTCATTTTTGAAAAGATTCAACAACTTGAAACAGAAAAGAAGAAATTACAAAATACAACGTTTTGTAATTCATTTAGTTCAATTCAGCAAATGTTGAATATTGAAATAGAACTAATAGACGCTCAAATCAATTTACTTAAAACCAAATAATCAAATGAAAAAAACATTACTCTACATCGCGATACTATTCGCAGGAATGTTAATCGCAGGAACGATTGACGAACAAACAAGAATCTTAGAACAACAACCAAACACAACAAACAAATGAAAGTAGAACTAATTCAAAAAACCACGCTAACCGATATGTACTACAAGATTGTAGTCAACGGAGAGTTTCACATGAGCTACAACGACTACGACGAAGCGGTGCGCGCTTACGACCGCATCAAGACAGCCATTCCACGCGAAGAAATCATCTTATCAAAAGAAATCTAAAACCAAATCAAATGAACAATGAAAAACACTATTACGCAACTCCATTCCTTTTCGAAGAAGACATTCAAGAAATTAAAGATGCAATCGTTATCGCACAAAATTATTGGGGCGATAAGAGAATTGGAACACTGGATTGGAATGATTATTATCAAGCGAGAATTGAACAACTTGAACGAGTATTCAACAAACTTGATTCAGCGACTTGGAAAGAACTACCAGAACCCCCAAAAGAAATCTAACTTTGTTTGTGTTTACTCGTCGGCTAACGCTTACAACCTAACACACAACGAGGTCGCAGACAACATCGAGAAATGTCAAAAACTTTCCGAAGCGCGTTGGAACGATGAACTAATTGAATATATTTGTAACCACTAAAATCAAATAAACTATGTACTGTCCAAAAATCACTTACTGTTTCAGCGACGAAGATATACGCACGTTGAACGAACGCATCAAAGCAATTGCCAACAACTACAACGACGACGTAACAGGTTGGTTTGAAGTAGACGAAACACAACATCTTGTCTTTATCGACGACCTTGATAATATGTACACCATTAATTTGCGCGGACGTTTCTTTCGCAACGACGATCCTGAATTCGACCTTGACTTCGTGACATTAGAAAAAGACGGTGTCTCATTTAGCTTTGACGTTAACATTTTTGACGACCATATCTAAATGGGTTACTTCAAGCGAATCAACGAGCAGTCGGACATTCACGACAGCCAGTTGCGGCACATCGAAAGCGACCACGAACTCGCTATAAAGTTCGAAACATATTTGAATTCATTTAATAACAACCAAATAAACAACAACATGAGCATCATTGCCCAATCAAACAACAACAGCGCAGGTCAAACAGTACCCGCAGGAACACACGTCGCAAGATGCTACCAAATCATTCACATCGGCACAATCGTCGACACTTATCAAGGTGAAGAAAAACTCGTTAACAAAGTTCGACTGGTGTTCGAACTACCTTTGGAAACCGCTGACTTCGGTAAAGGTGAACAACCGTTCTCAATTGGTCGCGACTTCACATTGTCGATGCACGAAAAGAGTGGCTTACGCGCCTTCGTTCAATCGTGGTTAGGAAAAGCAATGAGCGATTCTGACGCGTCTAAATTCGACATTGGTACTTTGCTCGGCAAGGAAGCAATGGTGTCCGTAATGCACCGCACATCAAACACAGGGCGCACTTATGCAGACTTGAAAGGAGCGTCGCCACTCGCAAAAGGAATGACTTGCCCGCCTCAGGTTAACGCAGCGTTTCTTTTAGACTACGATTCGCAAGACTTCGACCTTCGTTTCAGCATGCTTCCAGAGTGGTTGCAAAACAAGGTGAGTTCTTCTGCTGAATTTAGCCAACGTTTAGACCGCGCTGCGGATCAAATGAACAAAGCGAAAGCAATGTTGGAACAAAGCGGTCTAACAAGTTCAACGGACGAAACGGACGATATGCCGTTCTAAATTAATATGAGAGGGTTGAAATATACCCTCTCTAATTTCAAAAACCATACAATCAAAACACAACACAATGAAAACAAGAAAACAATTTAACATCGAAAGAGTTCGTCAATTTTGCAAGTTAGTAAATGAAGGACACACACCAACAGAAGCCATTTACAAAATGAATAGCAGTCGTGGATATTGCCGACCATTATTTGAAGCAGGGTTCTATTGGAAAGAGAACGGAACGTATAAAGCCCTTGAGCGCGTTCACACCGACCGTTACTTGTTGTTTACTGAAAAGAAAGACCAGTACAACGAATTGAAGAAGTTAGGCAAGACAAAACTACCAAAGCAAACGAATCTCTTTTCTCAACCTAAACCAAAACAAAAACAAACAACCACCAACGCGCCAACAATGAAAGCGAAGGAACGTCAACTTACCTTCATTCAACGCGTGGTGAAATCTCTTTTTAACTTATGAATAAAGCAATCTATAAAACTCCGTTCGGAAGACTTGTCAAGATTAATTTCAAGACAATGAAGAACTTCAAGACAGCGTTACGCATCAGCGATCCGACGGCACGACTTTACGTTACACACCCAGAGCGAATGAGAATCAAAGACTTCAACAACATTTGCCTGCATACCGGTCTATCTCGCGAAGAAGTATTTAGCACCTTTACACCAACCAAATTAATCAACGAAGAAAATGACTAATCAAGTAACACTTAAATTATCAGATGAAGAAGTTGTATTTCATTATGATCAATTATTAGACGGAAACATTTTTTTAACAACAACCCCTCACTTAATAAAACAAAACTTTGAAAACTTCACTATCGACAATCCCTTTCCAGATAACAATACTCGATATAGTGTAAGAGAAGAAAATGTATTTATTGCTTGTTTACATGATAATGGTGCGGTATTTCAAATGTTAATTACAAAAGATTCAGACGAAAAGTTTTTTAAGAATCACAAAAATGAAGGTGTTAGAAATCTTTATGAAGACATTTTAAAAACAGCATTTGAATTTCCTAAAATGAAAACATTTGGAAGTTTAGTTGAGCATCTTGATAAATTAAACAAACAACAACAATGAACGCAAAAGAACTAATTGAATTTTGAAGCGAGTACGAACCGAATACCGACGTTGTTATTTACATAGTAGAAAATGATAAATTAAGCGGTCACATTCACTTTGGAACTGGAGACGCTGCGATAGAAGGAGAACAACAAAAAGTAATTGCCTTAATCGTTGACAAGAATACAAGCAAACCAATAGAAATCTTTGAAAATTAAAATAATGACTAACGAACAAATACGACAAGAGATGATTGACATGATTCCTTTCAGGCACATGGAACGCTTCGAAACATTGTGGTTGATGTTGACACCACGTTACGAAAGATTAACGACGCAGCAAATTAAGATTCAACAGGAACTGGAGAACGAACGCGAAATGTTTTGGTCAGCATTGGAAGATATTACTTGCTCTGTTCTTGGAATACCTTCGCAAGCATTGTACACACCAACAAGACGACGTGAGATTGTAACGGCACGACAAGTAATTTTCTTTCTTATACGTCCTTGCTACCTTCAGAGTTATGAATCAATAGGGAAGCATTACGGCAAGGATCACGCGACAGTCATGCACGGAGTGAAGCAGGTGAGCTGGCAAATTGAGTGCGACAGGAACTACGCAGCCAACGTTGAGCGCATCTGTTACATCTTAAATGATATGGGTTATGCTAAACCTATGAAGTTTTATACTAAATTTGTCGAGCATTTAGAACATCAAAAAGAAATCAAACTTAAAAAACAACTAAAAAAATGAAAAGTGAATTAATCTTTTGTCCGAACTGCGAAAGCAAAGAACTCGGAGAACGCGTTGACGAAGTATTGCGCGACCAACAACTCGAAGACTGGGACACCGCATACGAACACGTTGACGAAGACGGAGAAATCAAAGTGTGTTTCGATTGTCAGGAATGGGACGACGCAGACGACGACGCAAAAGGTGAAGGTTGGGACTAACTAAAAAATAAAATGATGCTAATTTTACAACTCAAAAAGAGAATCGAGATTCTTGAATCAGCAATGAAGGAACAGGAACAAAAGATAAACGACTTACTTATTGGCTTGTCCGTTCCAACAGCACCTACGCTAATCGCAAAAGAAAAGAAGTCGCCATTTAAGAAACCAACGGTTGTCGAGATATACGACTACGCCTGTGAGAAACTTAGCGACAAAGACGCGCTTGCGTTTACAGAGAAATTTCATGCACACTACGAAGCAAACGGTTGGAAGGTTGGACGCAACGCAATGAAAGATTGGAAGGCTGCGGTTCGTAAATGGGACTTAACTACATTTGTAACTACAAACCAAAACACTAAAATCAAAAATGGAAAATTCGATTCCGATGCTGCGCAGCGCATCTACAACGACGCTCACAACTACACAAAGGATTGATCGTGCAGAACGTGAAAGCGCGTTCGTTGCCGATTACGAACTACCTGCGTTCGTAAAGTTGTGTTCTAAGGTGTGCGCCATGTACGGCATCGCGTTACCCGAAGCGCAACTACTCCAGATGTTGCATGAGTTCATAGGCAAACACTTCCGTTGGGTGACATTCGAACACTTCAACTTAGCGTTCGAACTAAACGCAGCGAATGAACTGAGTAAAAAGTGCGAACACTTCGGAGCGTTGAGCGTGGTTTTTATTGGTGACGTTCTAACCCATTACAAACCACATCGAGACAAAGCAAATCTACAAATTCAAAATGAAATCGCGGAATCAAAAGAGGAACAATCAAAACAATTAAAAGAGAAAGAAATGGCTATTAATGACGACAGCTGGAGAAGGATGTTAGCAGAAGACTTGCATAATTATAAGAAAGGAAAATATACGGTCATCGAGATTCGTGCGGTGTCGCTTATGCGTTGGCTCGAAGAAAGCAAGATAATAAACGCTGACACCTTCACCGAAGAAGAATACCGCCTGTGCAAAGCAAACGCGAAGAAGAACATCTATTTCGAACAACAGCTCGTTCAATCAATGGTTGAGCGAATGAGTGACCGCAAAAGAATGTTGTTGAAAGAATCGATTCAATTCGAAGGTATGCGTGAGTTGTATAAATTATATTTGAGTAAGCAATGAATGTATTGAGTTTATTTAACGGAATGAATACAGGCAGACAGGCACTTGAAAACGTAGGTGTTAAAGTAAACAAATACTATTCAAGTGAAATAAAGCCCTATGCAATAGAATTAACACAACACCACTTTCCAGATACTATACAAGTTGGCGATGTCACTAAATGGAAGGAATGGGACATTGATTGGAAAACTATTGATTTAGTTTTAAGCGGTTCTCCGTGTCAAGATTTGAGTGCAGCAGGAAAACGAGCAGGAATAAATGGTAGTAGAAGTAGTTTATTTTTTGTATTTGTAGACATTTTAGAACATATAAAAAAACTAAATCCAAAAGTTTTGTTTTTGCAAGAAAATGTAGGAAGTGCAAATAAATTAGACGTTGGAATAATGAGCCGCGCTTTAGGTGTTTATCCTTGTCGTATCAATTCAAGTTTAGTAACTGCTCAATTACGAGATCGTTACTATTGGAGTAATATAAAAACAAGTAAAACAATGTTTGATATTACAACTGATATTCCACAACCAAAAGATAGAGGCATAATGTTTAAAGATATTATTACAAATGGTTATGTTAAAAGAGTTAAATCAAAAACTTTATTAGAACAAACTGAAAAATCATTTGGTCATAAAGACAAATATTCTATTAAAGCACAAGAATATATAAAGGGGAGAGAAAAATTTGGTGTGTCTTTAGTTTATGTAGATACTGATAAACATACTTGTTTAAATACTGGTAGTGGTAAAACTGCAAATGCAAAACAAGAATATCTATTACACAGAAATTCAACTACTGGAATGATTACTTTAATTCAAGAAGAACAAAAAGTAAGAACAGTAAACAAAATTGAAATGTGTCGATTGCAAGGTTTTCCAGATAACTATTGCGATATTTTAACAACTGCAAAAGCTGGTAGTTTACTTGGTGACGGTTGGACACTTCCAGTTATTGAACATATTTTTAGTTTTTTATGACACCTTATAAACCAACATACCTACCGCGTCAGATTGAAGCGTTGAACTATTTGAACACCGATAGCATCGTTGAGCAGTTGTTGTATGGTGGCGCGGCAGGGGGTGGTAAGACGAAGTTCGGTTGTATGTGGCAGATACAGCGACGTTTGAAGTACGCAGGGACACGTTCGCTTATTGGACGTAGCAAATTAGACACTTTAAAAAAGACGACCTTAAACACGTTCTTTGAAACGGCTGAGGAGTTTGGATTGATAGCAAACAAACACTACACCTTCAACGGACAATCCAACGTGATTAAGTTTTTTAACGGAAGCGAAATAGTTTTGAAAGACTTATTCGCTTATCCGTCCGATGTAAATTTCAATTCACTCGGATCGTTAGAAATCACAGACTACTTCATTGACGAGTGTTCTGAAGTAACCGCAAAGGCGGTCAGCATTGTTCACTCCAGATGCCGTTACAAGTTGAACGAGTTCGGTCTTATTCCCAAAGGTTTCTTGTCCTGCAATCCTGCGAAGGGTTGGTTGTACAATGAGTTCTACATAAAGAACAACAGGAACGAATTGCCTTCACACCGCGCCTTCGTGCAAGCGTTACCGCAGGACAATCCATTCCTTCCTGTTGCTTATATTGAATCGTTACGAAGACTTCCTGAGTATGACCGCAAAAGACTTTTAGAAGGCAACTGGGAGTTTGACGACGACAGCGACAAGTTATTCCAAACGGAGAACCTTCTTCGAATGTTCCGCAACGAAGTAATCAATGAAGGAAAGAAGTATATCACAGCCGACATAGCGCGTTTTGGAAAGGACAGAACAATCATTTGCGTTTGGGAAGGTCTAACTATCATCGACATAATTGAAATGAATCGTGCAGCGTTGGATGAAGTCGTCAACAAAGTTCGCTTAACCTGTCAACAGCATTCAATTTTGCTTCAAGACGTAGTGTGTGACGAAGACGGAGTTGGTGGTGGTGTTGTCGACTTCTTAAAGTGTCGCGGGTTTGTCAACGGATCTAAACCAAAGCACCCACAATACCAAAATCTGAAAAGCGAATGTTACTATAAGTTGGCGCAATACGTCGAAGAAAACAAAGTCACAATCTTATCAAGTACGCGCAAAGAACAAATCGTTCGTGAGCTTGAAATGATTAAACGACACCGCGCTGACGTGGACGGAAAGTTAATGGTAACACCCAAAGACGTTATCAAGAACCGCGAAGGAATTTCTCCCGACGTTGCCGACGCTATTATGATGCGAATGTACTTCGAACTCAATCCAAGTTATGGACAATATGTTGTAGGATAAAAACAATTTAATAATTTAGCATAATGAAAAACACACCACTTTATGAGTCTTTAAAAATGACTTACGACCGCGAACGAGAAATCGTTAATTCAATCGCAACCTACTTCCAACAAGGAAAGATTCTCGGAGATATTCTTCTGGAACTTTCTCAGCGGAAAGACTTAAACGCGAAAGAGAAAATCTACTTAGCGCTTATGATAGGTTCAATGATGTCTAAAACAAAAGAAGAAAATGGCGCAGAGCAAAACTAAAAAAGGAATATGTGTCTATCTCCACAAGGACCTGTGGAACGAGATTGATGAGAAACGAGGTGAGAACAGTCGCAACATATTTCTGAGCGAAGCAATCCAGTTCTCAATGAAGTTTTATATTCCAGAATCTAAAGTAAAATTGACAGAACAAACGTCGACAAAATAGCGACGGACGATGTTACAACTAAGGCGCGGTTTCTGCGCTTTTTTTGTTTCTCCAATTTCTTTTTATCAGCATTCAAAGTGTTAATTTCTTCGGTCAACACGTCTTCTTTCTGTTTATAAGCAACGACCACTTCTTGCAAGTTGTCAATCTTTCTCGCTTCAATGTTTAATTGTTCTTTCAAGTTGTTAATAACGAGCGAATCGGAAGCAATAACGCTATCGCAGGAGTTCACCAAACGGATAACATCAACCCTATAAATAGTATCTCGAATAACAATAGCAGAACGAGTTCTTTGATAGGTGGTTTTGGCTGTAGATTGAGCATCTTCATACGTTCGAAGTTGTTTGTAAAGTTCAATTTGTTCTTGAAGTAACCGGTCATATTCGCCAGCGTTGTAGTTTATGACGCTATCTTGTTTCTGAATTTCAGTTGTTGTATTATTTGCAACAGGTCGTCCCCATAAGTTCCAACAAATCACCAACCAAAGAATCGATGTTCCGATAAATAGCAAGATTGCTGCGAGTATATTTCTGTTCATAAGATTTTTCCTTCGTGTATGCGGTGATTCTTAACGCTGTAACTTCCATTTGTGCCTTTCTCAACTATTGCGAACCCGTGATTGTACTTCGAATAAGGGTTGTAGTCAGGAGATAATTCAGATAAGCAACCAACACCCCAACAAGTGATGAACTTACCGTTAGCGTCGCGCTCATTGTGTTCTGCTGTCTGGTGGTGATGTCCGCAAAGCGCGGACACCTTAGTCTTCATGAACAACCCACGCGCTACGTTGACCGAAGGAAGGAATTGTTTGCCGAATTCGTGTCCGTGAAAGATAGAAAGTTTACCGATATTCAGTTTGCTCTTTCCGTCAATCCATTTCACGTCGTGCTTGTCGCAATGCGTCAACGAAGGAAAGTCGAACGCGTCGATGTCGAATAACTCAGGCGCTTTGATTCTCATGTAACGCCAGTATCGTTCTTCGTGGTTGCCTTCTTTGTAGTAAATGTTCGCGTTCGGGAACGTGTGTCTAAGCGACGCAAGGAATTGACGAATAGAATATAGTTCGTCTTTGAATTTACGCTTACGCGGATCCTTGACGAAGTCGCTAATCATATGACAATCTAACGCGTCACCATTTAAAATAATTGAATCACACCCTTGCTTTAACCCTTCGTTTATTGCGCATTCAATAGCTTCGTTGTCTTGGTATGGAAAGTGCAAATCGCAAAGAATTAAGAACTTCGTTCCCTTCACTTCAACGTGTCTGCGTTTCTTTGCGTACGACTTAGGTAGTGCAAATGGATTAAGTGGTCGTGGTTTTTCTTCAAACAATTTTTTATCTATTGTGGTTTTTCTTTTTAATTCGCCATTCTTTCCGCGAATTGTACGAATTAAAGACCTCGCGTGTTCGGTGTTTTTATAGACTTCTGGATATTCAGTAAACAACTTTTTCGCTAACGTGAGCGAAGGTGTTTCTGAAAACTTACTACATATCTCCGCTGCTATCTGTCGTGCTGTCGTTAGTTCCTTTGTCATTTGCTTTTGATTTAGTAAATCTTTCAATCACAGTACCACCAAACAAACCACCTGTCAACAATGCGAGTGTGTCGAACATCGCAATCGGAATAATGTAAATGGTAAAAGTCGCAACATAACTGAAAACGATTAAGTTAATTACTACAAATATAGCAATAACTCGCTTTGAAGAAACTTTTGTTGAACTCGTGACTAATTCATTCAACCACGACTTCAACTTTTCTTTCATATCATCTTTAAAATAAGTTGAACGAGTAAACCACCAACAACACCAGCAGCCGTTGCTATACCACCCAAACGCGCAACCTGTAAACGTTGGTTGTTAATATACTTATCGTGCTTCTGAACCTTGCTTACAAGACCTTCGATTTTCATCTGGTCGTCACCGATTAACACGTTGTAAATGCGGTCAATCTTCTTGTCCATTTCTTGAAGTTGTTCGTGTATCAAAGTAATTTCGTTTTCGGTGTTCATTACTTGAAGTATAATTGTATTTCTGCTTCGCGTCTTTTTACCAATCCTGCAAGAACTTTACCACCGCCCTTGTTCCATAAACGAAATGAATCGGCAATGGTCGCGTCTGTTGGGTTCACGTTTAGTTTCTTGAATACAGACGAACGTTTGAACCCGCCCGTTCCGATATTGTACGCTAACGAAACACACGCGCTGAATTGGTTATCGTTGAGCGGTTTCAAAATGAACGGAGCAATCGAAACAGCGAACTGATCGATGATAAACTTTGCTAATTCGTCCGCACGTTGTTGCGTGATTACGTCGCCTTCTTTCACGCGGTCGCCGTTCTCATAGAAAGTGTTTCCAAAGCCGATAGTCCATACGTTAGCAGGACACTTGTATGCCTTCAATCGACAACCTTCAAACTTCTTGATTAGTGAATATCCTTCCTCGTTAACTTTCATTGCTCAACTTCTTTATTTGTTTTTCTTTTTTGATTAGATATTTACGGAATTTCTCTTCGTAAATTTTTTGCTTTACCATGTCTTTCTTTCTGCCCCTTGTAGCCATGTGTTTTTTTTTAGTTATCTAATCCATCCTAAGCCCGGTCTTCTGTATTCGTAAGGTCGTCTGTCGCGTCCGTCGCTAATCTCAAAAGCGTTCGACGGATATACATTTGTTTGCGACCATATTTGATTCGTTGTGTTCGTCGTGTATTCGGGAAAGTCGCTCGAGTTCTGACACAAAAAGTCAACCATTCGCTGCGTGTAAAACATAGCTTGTTGACGCGCTTGGTCGCGGTAGTTCTGCAAGTCGGTTTGTGAGATAGGTTGAGTGTCTTCGCTTGTGCGAATTACTAAACTTCCGTTGTCTGTCTTAACGTACAAATGAGGCAAGACTTCGTACATAGTCCACCACATAATCATTCGACGCAAGTAATTGTCCAGAAGGGTTGCGTATGCGCCCGTAATGTCGTCGTTCACAACGTCTTCTTTGATGCGATTGTAAAGGTCAGTACCAAGATATAGTTGTGCGTACTTGTCCTGCGCTAAATAAATAGCAGGATACATTAAAAGAGGATCAACGCTTCCGTTAATCCAAGTATATTTCTTGATATAATTTTCGTCTATTAAAAGAACTTCGGGTTGTAGTGCCATTTTTTATGAGTATTTAAGTGAACCTCGTGAGGGTGTGTCTATTGGTGCAATTCCTTCTCTGCCTTTTTGCGGTACAAATGGATTGTTACCCACTCGCTTGTCGTTTTCAAGTCCGTTGTTTGGAAGTATTCGACCTTGCGAATCTCTTTTTCTAATATAAATTTGACGCTTCCAGAAGTGATGACAAAACGCGCCACCCTTCCAAATAAATATATCGTAAGTGTTTGAACCGCCTGGTCCGAAGTTTGGATTAATGTCGGGGTCTTTGCTCATTTTTTCAATGTCTTCAAAACGAAATGACAATCCTGATTGTGATAAACCGACCATTTCTTGACAAAACTCACGACTATCTTCACTCAAATTCTGCGAGTAAGCGTATCTTAATTTATAAAGTCCTGTATCGCCAAATGGAGACCTTTCTTCAGCGTTTGCGTAATCGCGAACACTCATGTATTCCTGTCTAAAATTAGCTTCGTTGTGTGGGTCTGTAACGTTTTCTTCGCTTAACAATTCCCACTCGTTCAAATCAACAACTTCACCTTTCTCTTTTAGTGCGTTAATCCAAACACGACCTTGTTCGTCTGAAAAATCATTCTCAGCAGCAACTACTTTTTTTTTTAACTCAGCAGTTTGCACCGTTGGTTGAACAACGACAACTTCGTCGTTGAATGGCGAATTCATTTCGATATTAATCTCTCCTAAAATTGGAGTGAAAACACGCTCGATAATTCTTTGGTATGGCTTGATTACTTGGTTGTTAAATATCTCTAAACCCACAACCATTTCGTCTTTGTTCGAACCGAAGCCTGTTGTGTCGCGTATGCCGTGAATCAATGGTGAAACAACGCGGTGTCCAACCATAATTTGCTTCGCTGTTTCTTCACTCAAAAATTGATATTGCTTGTCAGCATCCGACAAAGGAAACGATTCAATCTGTGGAGCGCGTGAAGGATCTTCGTTGAAGGTCATTAAGAACTTACCCGCGTTACTTGCACCACTCAACCTTGTTTCCCACTCACGACGAATAGCTTCGCGTTCTTCTTTCTGCGGAATACCATTCAAGAAGTTAATAATGAATGAAGGGAATAAACCATTTAAGATATTGTTAACGTGGTACATTCCCATTTGATAGGACAACTCAACGTAATTCAACGCACCGAAGTAGTCAGGCTTCGCGTAGTACGAACTTCCTGCCATCATTCCGTGTGCGTAAATAACTTGTCTTGGTTGTTCTTGTGCAATTGAAGGATTGAACGCGGGAATAAATTCGGGTTTACCTTTTTTACTTCGTGTATTCGCCCAATCTTTTGAATAGAAAATTCCTGTAATATCGTCTTCGTCTTTGTCGTATGCAAGTCTGCAATTTTCGAACGGCAAGTGGTTGATTTGTACAATGCGAGTGAAGTCCAACGACCATATCACCTCAGCA